CATCTTTTCGCAATGCCGCGAAATGGATGGGGGAGGGGGTAGCACAATCAGGCAAGGCAGGACAATGGCACGACCGCGCAAGCCCACACAACTGAAGGTTGTGGAAGGCAACCGCGGGAAGCGTGCGCTCAATTCGCGCGAACCCGACCCGGCGTACCTAAACGACCTCACGCCGCCGGCATGGCTCGACCCGAAGTCGTCCGAAGTCTGGAACGAGATCGCGCCCAAGCTGCGCGCCGCCAAAGTGCTCACCGAGATTGATGCCCCCATGCTGGCCATGGCCTGCGTCTCGCTCGCGCAGTACCGCCAGGCGCATGCGCGCGCCGGTGATCGCCTCGTGATCGAAGGCGAACTCATCGCCGATGCCGCCAGCCCAGACGGAATCAAAGCCAAGGGCGACCAGCTCAACCCCTGGCTCATCGTGCAGTCCATGAGCTTCAAGCAAGCCATGGCCGTCCTGCGCGAATTCGGCATGAGCCCCAGCGCCCGCTCGCGCGTCGCCATCAACCCGCAAGACGATCTCTTCGGCAATGGACAAGCGAAAAGCTCCGACCGTTACTTCTCGTGACCCGGTCACGCGCTACGCGCGCGCCGTCGTCAGCGGCAAGACGATCGCCGGCCCGCACGTCCGTGCCGCCTGCGCGCGCCACCTGCGCGACCTCGAGCAAGGCCCCGCGCGCGGCCTCTTCTTCGACACCGCCTCCGCCGAGCGCGCCATCGGCTTCTTCGCCGAAGTCCTCTGCCTCAACGGCGGCGAATTCGAAGGCCGTCCCTACATCCTGCTCGACTGGCAAGCCTTCATCATCGGCGCCCTCTTCGGCTGGATCGGCGCCGACGGCTACCGCCGCTTCCGCGTCGCCTACATCGAAACCGCCAAAGGCTCCGGCAAATCGCCGCTTGCAGCCGGCATCGGCCTCTACGGCCTCGTCGCCGACGCCGAACCGCGCGCCGAAATCTACGCCGCCGCGACGAAAAAAGATCAAGCCATGATCCTTTTCCGCGATGCCGTCGCCATGGTCGATCAATCCCCCGCCCTCGCGCGCCGACTCGGCAAAAGCGGCGTCGGGCAAAACGTGTGGAATCTCGCCTACCACGCCGCCGGCAGCTTCTTCCGCCCGATTTCGGCAGACGACGGCCAAAGCGGCCCGCGCCCCCACATCGCGCTCGTCGACGAAATCCACGAACACAAGACCAACACCGTCGTCGAGATGATGCGCGCCGGCACCAAGAGCCGGCGCCAGGCCCTTATCGTCATGATCACCAACAGCGGCTCCAATAAAACCGGCCCCTGCTGGCAATACCACGACTACGGCGCCAAGGTCGCAGCCGGCGTGCTCCATGACGATGCGTTTTTCTCCTTCGTCTGCGCACTCGACGAAGGCGACGACCCCTTCCGCGACGAAGCCTGCTGGCCCAAAGTCAATCCCTCGCTCGTCAAAGCCAAGCTCCCCGGCCTCAAGTACCTGCGCGAACAAGTCACCGAAGCCCGCGGCATGCCCGGCAAAGAAGCCCTCGTCCGCCGCCTCAACTTCTGCCAATGGACCGACGCCGCCAACCCCTGGATCAGCGCCGACATCTGGTTCGGCGCCGCGCGTGAATACGACTGGCGCAGCCTCGCCGGCCGCCGCGCCTGGGCCGGGCTCGACCTCGCCAGCACCACCGACCTTGCCGGCCTCGTCCTATGGGTCGAACCCGCCGCCGACGGCGAACCCTGGCACCTCGTCCCCTTCGCCTGGGTGCCCGATGACAACCTCATGCGCAAGGAAGAAGTCGACCGCGTGCCCTACCTCGCCTGGCGCACCGCCGGCCACCTCGAGACAACCCCCGGCCGCGCCATCAGCAAACTCGCCATCGTCCGCCGGCTCGCCGAACTCGCCGCCACCTTCGACATACAAGAGGTGGCCTACGACCGCTGGCGCATCGAGGATCTCAAGTCCCTCGCCGCCGACAACGGCATCGCGCTCCCCGAAATGGTCCCCTTCGGCCAGGGCTACAAAGACATGAGCCCCGCCGTCGAATCGTTCGAGACCGCGCTGCTCAACGGCGACGTCGTGCATCCGGGCAACCCCGTCTTCACCTGGTGTGCGGCCAACGCCGTCACCGTCAGCGACGACGCCGAGAACCGCAAGCTCAGCAAAGACAAAGCCACCGGCCGCATCGACCTCATGGTCGCCGCCGTCATGGGCGCCGGGCGCGCGCTGGGCGCAAAAGTCGCCGAAGGCCCCTCATTCTGGGAAACCCAAGCCGCATGAAATTCCTCGACCGGCTCTTCGGGCGCAAGTCGGCCCAGCTCACCTACGACCAGGTCGCTGCCCTGATCGACGGCGCCAGCGGCGGCACCATCGCGGGCGTTGCCGTCACCGACAAAACTGCGCTCCAGGTCGCCACCGTGCTCGCCTGCGTCAAGGTCATTGCCGACGGCTGCGCCACACCCGCCCTGCGCGTCTTCCGCGAGGTCGCCGAAGGCCGGCGCGAGCGCGCCAGCAATATCCCGGAATACCGCCTGCTCGAGCGCCGGCCGAACGAATGGCAAACCTCGTTCGAATGGCGCCGGCAGATGACCATCCATGCCGCGCTCACCGGCAGCGGCCTGTCGATCAAGGTGCGCGGCGACAACCGGCGCGTTCGGGAGCTGATCCCCGTCATGCCTGGCCGCTGGGACGTGCGCCGTATTGCGCGTTATGAGGTCCGTTACCGCTGCTGGGATGACTTCGGCCTCATCGGCGAATTCTCGCCGGATGATGTCTTCGTCATCAATGGCGTGCAGTGGGACTGGCTCGCCAGCATGAACGCCGTGTATCTGGCGCGCTCCGCCATCGGCCTGGCCATCGCCACCGAAAAAAGCCAGGCCGCCATGCACGAAAACGGCATGCGTCCGAGCGGCGTCTATTCCGTCGAAGGCACGCTCAGCACCGAGCAGCATGATCGCCTCACCGCCTGGCTAAAAACCAAGGCCGGTGCCGCCCGGCACAGCGAGCCGCTCGTGCTCGATCGCAATGCCAAATGGCAAAGCCTCGCCGTCAATGGGGTCGACGCCCAGGCCGTCGAGACCCGCCGCCTGCAGGTCGAGGAAATCTGCCGCGCCTACGGCGTGTTCCCCATCATGGTCGGGCACTCCGACAAGTCGGCCACCTTCGCCAGCTCCGAAGCCTTCTTCGCGGCCCACGTCAAGCACACCCTCGCGCCGTGGCATCGCGCCTGGACGCAGCGCATCGACGAAATGCTGCTCGATGGCGCCGGTCCGCTCTTCGCCGAGTTCGACGTGCGCTACCTCATGGCCGGATCGATGAAGGACCGCGCGCAATGGGCGCGCACCATGGCCGAAATGGGTATCTACACCCGCAACGAGATTCGCGACGAAGAAGGCAAAGACCCGCTTCCCGGTCTCGACGAACCCCTGACCCCCATGAACATGAGCAACGGCAAGCAAGGAGCCGACAATGGCGACGAAACCGACCCGCCCGCAAACGATTGAACACCGCGACGCAGGGGGCGGCCGCGAGGTCCGTACCTACGCCCTCACCGTCAAGGCATCCGAAGACGGCGCCGTCGAAGGCTACGGATCGGTGTTCGGCGTCCGCGACAACTATGACGACGTGATCGCCGCCGGCGCCTTCGCCGCGTCGCTCGCCGCCCACAAAGCCGCCGGCACCATGCCGGCCATGCTCTGGCAGCACGATTCGCACGAGCCCATCGGCGTGTGGGAATCCATGGTCGAAGATGCCAGCGGCCTGCGCATCAAGGGCCGCCTCGCGCTCGACACCGTGCGCGGCAAACAGGCCCATACCCTGCTCAAGATGGGCGCACTCAACGGGCTGTCCATCGGCTTCGTCAGCAAGCAATGGGCCTACGACCGCGACAGCGAAGTGCGCACACTCATCGAAGTCGACCTCTGGGAAGTCAGCATCGTCACCTTCCCGGCCAATCAAAAGGCGCGCGTCACCAGCGTCAAATCGGGTGACATCGCCACCCCCAAGGATGCCGAAAAAGCCCTGCGCGATGCCGGGTTCAGCAAAACCGACGCGACGGCCTTCGTCTCGCGCGTCATGCGGATGGGAGAAGCGCGGAGAGAGTCCGCCGATTCTGCCGCCGTGGCAATGAAGGCAGCCAGCCGGCTGCTCAGTTCCCTCACATCCCCTCAAGGAAGCCAATCATGATCAAAACCGCAATGCAGCGGCACCACGCCGCCTACCTGGCCAAGCTGGCTGCCCTCGGCGTCTGTGTCGGCGTGTTCGAAACCCGCGACGACCCGAGCATCAAGTCCGTCGGCGAAGCCCTCGACAAGATCGCCACCGCGTTCGACGAGTACAAGAAGACCAACGACGCCCGCATCGAGGCCATCAAGGCCGGCAAATCCACAGCCGACTTCGAAGCCAAACTTGCCAGAATAGACGAACACATCGGCACCCTTGAAGACGTCAAGTCGCGCCTCGAGAAAGCCGAGACCAAGCTCGCGCGCCCCGGCGCGCAGGGCGGCAGCCGCGACGACCGCGTCTCGCCGGAGGCCGAAGCGTACAAGAGCGCTTTCCTGAGCTGGGTGCGCAGCCCGGACGACCTCGATCGGCGTTCGTTATTGCAGCAGCGCGCCAAGGATCTGCGCCGCGTCGAAGCCAAGGCATTCGGCGATGACGATGGCTTCGAAACCCGCGCGTCGCAGACCGCCACGACAACCGGTGCTGCCGGCGGCTTCGCCCTGCCCGAAGTCATCGAGCGCCAGATCGCACGCCTGTCGCTGGACATCGGCCCGATCCGCCAGATCGCCACGGTGCGCACGGTCGGTAGCCCGGACTACAAAGAGCTGATCGATGTGGGCGGTGCCGCGTTCGAGTGGGTGGGTGAAACCGACCCCCGCAACCAGACCAACACGCCGGACCTGGCGGAGGTGGCACCCACCTTCGGCATGGGCAGCGCCAAGCCGCAAGCCTCCGAAGAATCGCTTGACGACCTCTTCTTCGACGTCGAGAACTGGCTCATCGAATCGGCGTCCGAAGCGATTGCCCAGGGCGAAGGCGCGGCGTTCGTCTCCGGAAACGGCACCAAGAAGCCCACCGGCTTCCTCGCCGGACCGGCCCCGCTGGCCACCGCCGATTCCGGCCGCGCCTTCGGCACGCTGCAGTACATCCCGTCGTTGCAGGCCGCGGCCATGCCGACCAGCGCCGACACCTTTTACGACTTGATCTATGCGCTGCGCGCCCGGTATCGCGCCAACGCCCGGTGGGTCACCAGCAAGCTGCTCGTCGCCGCCCTGCGCAAGTACAAGGACACGACGAACAACTACCTCTGGCAGCCATCGCTCGTCGCCGGTGAACCCTCCACCTTCATGGGCTACCCGATCGTCGAAGCCGAAGACATGCCCGCTGTTGGCGCCGGGGCCTTCCCGTTGGCCTTCGGCGACTTCAAGGAGGGCTACCTCATCGCCGATCGCGTCGGCATGCGCATGACGCGCGACGAGATCACCAGCCCCGGCTTCGTCAAGTTCTACGTGCGCCGGCGCGTGGGCGGCAAGCTGCGCAACACCCAGGCGATCAAGCTGCTCAAGATCGCCGCCTCCTGATCCACCTCGCAACCCGCAAGGCCCGGCCGGCTCCACGCCCGCCGGGCCTTTTCACAGGAGCAAACGCGATGCACAAGCTCAAGATACTGCAGGACTTCCCTTACTTCCATCGCGGTTACGACCGCAAGGACTACGTCAAGGGCGACATCGTCGAAACCGATGACGATGAGTTCGCGGCCGTCGCCGTCGCGGAAAAGTGGGCCGAAAAAGCCAAGGGCAGCGCCCCGGAAAACAAGGATGCCGCCGCCCAGGTAGCCGAAAACAAGGCCGCCGCCTAACCCCGCAACCCCGAGCGCCCAATGCCCCTCACCCTGATCACCGCGCCGGCCTCCGAGCCCGTCACGCGGGCCGAGGCCAAGCTCCAGTGCCGCATCGATGCCGACCTCACGGCCGATGACGCGCTCATCGACGGCCTCATCGCCGCCGTGCGCGAGCAGGCCGAGCACGAGATCGGCGGGGCGCTCGTCACGCAAACCTGGGAGCGCACGCTCGACGCCTTCCCCGTCTCGGGCGGGGCCATCGAGCTGGGCATGCCGCCGGTGCAAAGCCTCGTCAGCGTCAAGTACCTCGACGCCGCCGGCACCGAGCAAACCCTCGCGCCGTCCGCCTACACGCTCGACGCCGTCGCCGCGCCCGGCTGGGTACTCCCCGCCGCCGGCACCGACTGGCCCGCCGCCGGCGACTATGCCAACGCCGTGCGCGTGCGCTTCGTCGCCGGCTTCGGCCTCGCCGCCGCCGTGCCCGCTGCCGTCAAGGCCTGGATGCTGCTCCACATCGCCGAGTGGTATGCCCAGCGCGAAGCCGGCAGCGACAAGCCGCGCGCTGTTTTGCCCCACGCCGACCGCCTGCTCGACCGCGCGCGGCAATGGTGGGGGCGCGTCTAATCCATGGCCTCGATCCGCTCGGGCTTTCCGGTTGTCGCCGACCACGCCGCCGCGGCGCCGCCCTATGACGTCCTCACCGACGCGTTTTCGGCCAGCGCCGGCGACGAGCTGGTGGCCTTCGCCATCGGCTCCGGCCTGCCCACGGTCACCAGCCGCAACAGCGCCGACACCGGCCCCGGCACGCTCAAGTGGATCTTGCGCTGCGTCGCACGGCCGGATTACCGCAACACCACCTACGGCACCAACGGCGAGCTGCAGGTCGCCATCTACACCGCCGTCGTGCCGGCGGGCGGCGTCACCGAACGCGCCCTCTACCCCACGACCACGGTCGCCAACGAAGGCGGGGGCACCGTCTCCGGCAGCAAACCGGCCCGTCTCATCGTGGTCGCCGCCGACGATACCAACGGCATCGGCGCGATTTCGTGGCGCGGCTCGGTGGCCGCCGGCGCCAACTCCAACGACATCACGACGGGTGCGGCCGCCACCCACACCATCAAGCCGTTCGGCGCCTCGTCTCTGCTGCTGACGGCCGGCATCATCCGCGACGGTGCCACGCCCACCGCCGCCAGCGGCTGCACCGAAGTCGTCGCCCCCGGCACCAACCGCATGCCGCTGTACTCGCGCACCGGCGGCGCCGCGGGCGCCGCCATCGCACTCGGCTCATCGCAGACCGATGCGGCCGTCTGGGCGCTCGCGCTGGTCGAATACCTGCCCACGACCACGCCCGCACCGACCAAGCGCCTGCTCGTCATCGGCGATTCCGGCACCGAATGCGTGCTCTCGTCCATGCCGCATGGCGTCGAGGCGCAGGACGACCTCGCGCCCTACTACGCGCTCTACAACCACGGCATCTGGTGGACGCACCTGGCACAAGCCGAGGCGCGCTGGGAGGCGGTCAAAGCCGACCTGCCGCAGATGGACTACGCGGTCCTCCAGATCGGCGGCAACGACATCCAGGACTCCGGGTTCACCTGGACCACCACGTTCCAGAACCTCTATCTGTCCATCATGGACGATCTGGACCTGGCGGGCACGGTCATCATCGCCAACACCGGCATCGGACCGGGCGCCGGCGCCGGGCTGCCGCAGGCGTACTACGACTACCGCGATTGGGTCACGGCCAACGTCCCGGCCGGCTCGCACCTCTACAGCACGCAGCCGATCGCCGACCCCGGCACCAACTACACCACGCTGCTGGCCGCCTACCAGGCGGCCGACGGCCAGCACATCAACGGCGCCGGCAACACGATATGGGGGTCCGAATACGCCGCCTGGATCACCAGCCAGACGCCCCACGTTTACGCGCGGCCATCGTCCGACAACACCGACGGGCCGTGGACGCCCAGCACCGGCGCCGACCTCTACACATGCATCGACGAGACGCCGGCCAGCGACACTGACTACATCACCACCAACGGTGATGGCACCGCCAACGTCATCCTGTCCGACCCCGGCGCGGTCGATGCCGGCGTGCGCACGCTGCGCTTCCGCGCACAAGGTGCGCCGCATAAAAAGCTGATCGTCCGCCTGCTCGAAGGCACGACCACGATCCAGACCGTCACCGTCGATCCGCTGCCCGCCGCGTTCGCACTCACCGAACAGGCGGTATCCGGCACGATCGGCAACTACGGCAACCTGCGCGCCGAATTCGAGTGCGCCGCCGCGACCACGCCCCCCACGCCGAACGCGGCGTATGGCGCCGCCGGTACCGGCGCGAACGGCACCACCTCGGTCGCGGTCCCGTACCCCACCGGCATCACGGCCGGGCAGATGCTCGTCATGGCCTTCTCCAGCGGCAGCACCGGCAATTCGGTGCCCGCCACGCCGAGCGGCTGGACCGCGCCAAGCAACAACAGCTTTGCATCTACCGACGGCACCTGGGGTCTGGACGCCGGCCCGCGCCGCATGACCGTATTCACGCGCATCGCGGACGGCAGCGAATCCGGCAACGTCACCGTCACGATTGCCGGCGACACCAACAACTCCTGCCGCGGCACCATCCACCGCTTCACCAAGTCTCAGGCGTCCTATACGTGGGACGTGGTCTGCCACGGCGGCGCCGACAGCACCAGCGGCACCGGCTTCAGCGTCACGGCGGGGGCCGCGATCAGCTTCGCGCCCGGCGATCACCTGCTCATCGCCGTCAGCCAGCGCGTCGATTCCGCCACGCAGTCCGCGCAGTCCATCACCGCCAGCGGCATCACCTTCGGCACGCGCACCAATCGCGCCACCACGGCCGTCACCACCGGGCACGACCACCGCCATGTGGTCGACACCGTGCCCGTCTCGTCCGGCAGCGCCAGCGTCGTGCCGGTCTGGGCCTACACCGCCAGCGCGGCCTGCTCCGGCGGCTGCGTCTTCGTGCGGCTGCGCGAGATCCCGCCCGCGGCCGATGTCGCCCAAATCTCGTTCTTCGAGTTCGAAGTGCCGCAGGGCAGCGGGGCGAGCAGCGTATCGGCCGACCTCGACGCCCGCTGGTCGCTGCTGAACGCCGCGCAGGCCGATGCGGATCTGCGGTGGGGCCTGCTCGGCGCCGCGCAATCGGACCTCGACGCCCGCTGGTCGATCCTCGCCGGCGTGCAGTCGGATGCCGACCTGCGCTGGCAGATGGCCGGCAGCGTCGCATCCGACCTCGACGCCCGCTGGTCGTTGCTGAACGCCGTGCAGGCCGATGCCGACCTGCGCTGGTCGCTGCTCGGCAGCGCACAGGCGGATGCCGATCTGCGCTGGGCCGTCGTCGCCGCCGCGCAAGCCGACCTCGACGCCCGCTGGTCCGTGCTCGGTGCCGTGCAGGCCGATGCCGACCTGCGCTGGAGTCTGCTCAACACCGCGCAGGGCGACCTCGACGCGCGCTGGAGCCTCATCGCCGCGGTGCAGGCCGATGCCGACCTGCAGTGGCAGGTGCTCGCCGCCGTCAGCGCCGTACAGAACGACCTCGACCTGCGCTGGTCCGCCCTCGCGGCGGCACAAGCCGATGCCGACCTGCGCTGGCAAATGGCCGGCAGCGTCACATCCGATCTGGATGCGCGCTGGGCCCTGCTCAACGCCGCCCAGGCCGACGCCGACCTGCGCTGGTCGCTGCTAGGCAGCGCGCAGGCGGATGCCGATCTGCGCTGGGCCGTCGTCGCCGCCGCGCAAGCCGACCTCGACGCCCGCTGGTCGTTGCTGAACACCGCGCAGGCCGATGCGGATCTGCGGTGGGGCCTGCTCGGCGCCGCGCAAGCCGACCTCGACGCCCGCTGGTCGATCCTCGCCGGCGTGCAGTCGGATGCCGACCTGCGCTGGCAAGTGCTTGCCGCGCTCTCCGCGGTGCAGGCGGATATTGACCTGCGCTGGTCCGCCATCGCGGCCGCGCAGGCCGATCTTGAAATGCAGTGGCAGGCGGCCGGCAGTGTCAACGCCGACCTCGATGCGCGCTGGGCTCTGCTCAACGCCGCGCAGGCCGAGCTTGATGCCCGCTGGGGCCTGCTGACATCCGCGCAGGCGGATGCCGACCTGCGCTGGTCGGCGCTCGCCGCCATCGAGGCCGATGCCGACCTGCGCTGGTCCATCGGACAAGTCGTCGTGCTGGCCCGTCCGCACGGCACGCAACACCAGAACACCCGTCCCGCAGCGCACAGCAGCAGCCGGCCGCGCGCCCTCGCCAACGGGCGCCGGCCCCACTAGGAGATCCGCATGCCCATCGTATCCGCAGACATCGACTTCCGCCTCTCCGGCGGCGCCGCCAACAGCGACCCCAACGCCTCGCTCGGCGGCGTCAAAAGCAGCACCGAGATCACCGCCGCCAGCCTGCACAACCTGTTCGACCAGGTCGCCAGCGCCGAGAGCAGCGCGGGCGATGTCGAATACCGCTGCTTCTACGTGCACAACGCGCACGCCACGCTCGCGCTGCAGAACGCCGTCATCTGGGTGCAGACCAACACGCCCGCATCCGACACCACGGTCGACATCGGCCTCGGCGCCAGCGCGGTCAACGGCACCGAGCAGACCGTCGCCAACGAAAGCACCGCCCCCAGCGGCGTCACCTTCAGCGCCCCGGCTACCGAAGGCGCGGCGCTCTCCATCGGCAACATCCCCGCCGGCCAGCACAAGGCCGTCTGGGTCCGCCGCACCATCAGCGCCGCCGCGGCGGCCAACAACCTAGACAACGTCGTCCTGCGCGTCAAGGGCGACACGGCCGCGTGATGAGCCTCGAAGCCGGTCGCCTCAACAAGCGCGTCACCCTGCAGTCGCATGGCATTACGCAGGACGCCAACGGCACCCCCGTCGAGGGCTGGAGCGATGTCGCCACCGTGTGGGCCGCCGTCGATCCGCTCTCCGGGCGCGAGTTCTTCGCCGCCGCCCAGGTGCAGGCCGAGCAGATGCAGCGCATCACCATCCGGTACCGCGCGGGCATCAACACCGCCATGCGCGTTGCATGGTCCGGCCGCGTGTTCGACATCACCGCCGTGATCGACTGGCGCGAGCGACACGAATTCCTGCAGCTCATGTGCCGGGAACTGCAATGAACGATCGCGGCATCAAGGGCGGACGCGAGCTGGATGCCGCGCTCAAGGCGCTGCCCGCCAAGCTCGAGCGCAACATCCTGCGCGGCGCGCTGCGTGCCGGCGGCAAGGTCTTCCTCGAGGCGGCCCGGGCGCGTGTGCCGGTCAAGTCGGGCGACCTGCGTGCCTCGCTGCGCGTGCGCACCGGCGCGAAGCGGGGCCGCGTCTCCGCATTCCTGAAGGCCGGCGACAAAAAGGCGTGGTACGCCCACCTCGTCGAGTTCGGCACCCGCCGCCACTGGATCAAGCCCAAGGCGCGCAAAAGCCTGTTCTTCGCCGGCATCGCCAAGGAGGTCGTCGATCACCCTGGCGCGGCCGACAAACCCTTCCTGCGCCCGGCCTTCGAAGGCAATGCCGACGACGCCCTGCGCGCCATCGCCGACTACGTGCGAGCGCGGCTCGACAAGGAAGCCCGCCGATGAACGTCGAACTTGCCGTCAAGGCCCTGCTCGATGCCGCCGGCCCCGTCACCGCGCTGGTGCCGGCCGCGCGCATCTATGCCGGCCGGCTGCCGCAGAACGTCGCCTACCCGGCGCTGCTGATCAACACCATCGCCAGCAGCCCGATCGACAGCTACCCCGCGTCCGGCACCGACGCGCGCATCGAGGTGCGCGCCTTCAGCCGCACGCGCAGCGAAGTCAAGGCCGTGCTCGACGCCGTCGGCCCCGCGCTCAAGCGCCAGTGGGGCAGCTTCGGCGGCATCAGCGTGGCCGCGATCATCGGGCCCTACGGCGGCCCGAGCCTCTACGACGACTCGATGGAGGTCTATCACGAGTCGTTCGATTTCACCGTCATAACCAACCCCTGATTCCGCAACACCACCCGTAGGAGAACGTCATGGCCATCGCATCCGGCGTCGCCAAGCAGCTGCGCTACAAGCAAGAATCCGCCTGGGGCACCGCGCCCGGCGCCAGCGGCGCGCAATTGATGCGCCGCGTCGAGTCCTCGATCGATCTGGTCAAGGATACCTACCAGTCCAACGAGATCCGCGCCGACTACCAGATCAGCGACTTCCGCCACGGCGGCCGGCGCGTCGAAGGCAGCATCCGCGGCGAACTCTCGTGCGGCACGCACAAGGATTTCATCGCCGCCGCGCTGCGCCGCGACTTCGCCGCCGTCACTGCGGCCGCCGCCCTGTCGCTCACCATTGCTGGAACGGGGCCCACCTACACCGTCACACGCGGCGCCGGTTCCTGGCTCACCGACGGCTTCAAGATCGGCATGGGCATCCGCCTGTCGGTCGGCACGCTCCATGCCAACAACATCAACAAGAACCTGTACATCGTCGGTCTCACCGCCACCATCGCCACGGTGATGACGATGAACGGCTCGGCAATGCAGGCCGAAGGGCCGATCGCCTCCTGTACCGCCACCGCCACCGGCAAGACCACCTACGTGCCGACCACCGGCCACCTCGACCGCAGCTTCGCCATCGAGCACTGGTACGCCGACATTGCGCAATCCGAACTCTTCACCGGCTGCAAGGCAGACACCATTGCGCTCAACATGCCGGCCACCGGCATCGCAGGCATCGACATCGGCTTCAAGGGCAAGGACATCACCGCCGCCACGGCCGCGTATTACACCAGCCCGACGGCGGCCACTACCTCGGGCGTGCTCGCGGCGGCCAATGGCCTGCTGGTCGTCGGGGGGTCCGCCATCGCCACCGTCACCGGGCTCACGCTCAACGTGGCCGGCGGCTACAGCGGCGAGGCGGTCGTCGGATCCAACTCCAGCCCGGCCATCTTCCCCGGCCGCGTCAACGTCAGCGGCCAGCTCACCGCGCTGTTCGAAGACGCCACGCTGCGCGATGCGTTCCTCAACGAGACCGAAGTTGCGCTTCTCGCCGTGATGACCGAGAGCAACGTGGCCGCGGCCAACTTCTTCGCCGTCACGCTGCCGCGCATCAAGTTCGGCGGTGCGCAGAAGAACGACGGCGAGCGCGGCCTGCAGGGCACCTTTCCGTTTCAGGCGCTGTTCAACGGCAGCGGCGGCAGCGGCACCTCGAGCGAGCAGACCACCCTCATGGTGCAGGACACGCTCGCCTGACCACCCCACCAGCGGCGCGGCAACCCGCGCCGCCCCACCCAAGGACATCCATGAACCCGTTCAAGGACATCACCGACAAGCACGACGCCGACGTCGAGCTGCTGCACCCGGTCACGCGCAACCCGCTGGGGGCTGCCATCACCATTGCCGGGCCCGAGCACCCCAAGCGCAAGGCCATCCTCGCCGATCGCGCGCGGCGCATCCGGCGCAAGCTCGAGCGCACCGGCAAGCTCAAGCTCGACGACCCAGAAACCGAAGAAGCCGACCGCATCGAACTGCTCGCCGGCTGCACCCTCGGCTGGTCCGGCCTCACCGGCGAAGACGGCACACCGCTGCCGTTCAGCACCGAGGCGGCGGCGGACCTCTATGCCCGCGTCGGCTGGATCCGCGCGCAGATGGAGGCGGCGTTCGACGATCGCGACCTTTTTATTCAGGACTCGTCGAGCACCTCATCGACTGGGCGCGCAGCCAGTTCGAGCTGAACCGCGACGCCGGCGCCGGCGACGGCAGCACGGTGCGCGAGCACCTGCAGGCCGCCGCCCGCATGACCGGCGTCGTGCCCGACGAGTTGAACACCGACCCCCTGCCGTCCGGCCTCGACTGGCTCTGGCAGGCGTTCTGCGAACTAAGCGAAGGCCGCGGCAACACCGGCTTCGGTCCGGCCGCGCTCACCTGGCGCGACCTGCGCGACTGGTCCGCCCTGATGCACGTTGCATTGACCCCGTGGGAAGCCGGCGTCATCCGCCGTCTCGACCGCGAATTCCTCAAAACCCTGGGAAAACACAACCATGTCGATCAAGGTCGGTGAGCTGCTGGTCGAGCTGGGCGCCGATGTCGCCCGCCTGCGCACCGACATGGGCAACGCCGCGCGCGTGGTCGACGATCATGCAAAGCGCATGGCGCGCGCGGCCGACACGGTCAAGACCGCGCTCGGCGGTATCGCCATCGGCCTGTCCGCCGGCGCGGTGGCGAGCTTCGCCAAGCAGGCCATCGACGGCGCCGCCGCGCTCGACGACATGGCCGAAGCCACCGGCGCCAGCGTCGAGAGCCTGAGCCGCTTTACCCAGGTGGCCAAGATCGGCGGGCAGGATGCCGGCGTCGTTGAGACCGCTATCCTGCGCCTGAGCAAGGCCATGGCCGGCGTGGACGAAGAATCGAAGGGCGCCGGCGAGGCGTTCCGCAAGCTCGGCCTCAACGTTGCCGAGCTGCGTGCGCAGTCGCCCGACAAGCAGTTCGAAGCCGTCGCCAAGGCCATGAACAGCTTCGCCGACGGCGCCGGCAAGACCTCCATCGGGCTGGCCCTCTACGGCAAGCAGTGGAAGGAAATCGCCCCGTTCATCAAGGACTACGGCGACAACCTCGGCATCGCCTCGCGCATCACCGCCGAGCAGGCCGCCGAAGCCGAGCGCCTGCAAAAGCAGTTCAACGCGCTCAAGCTATCGGTCACCAGCCTGGCGCAGGAAGGCATCCTCAACCTCGTGCAGGCGTTCAACCGGCTGCAGCAGGTCGGGCTGCGCCAGTTCCTTGCCGAGCCGCTCACCGACAACCTCGCTGCCCTGAAAGCGCGCTCTGAAAAGCTGGCCGGCGACATGAATTATGCCGAGCGCCAGGGCGACATCGCCGAAGTCAACCGGCTCTACGGCGAGCAGGTCGCGCTGATCGAGAAGATCCGCCGCCTCGAAAAAGCCGGTGCCGGCGACGGCAAGCCGCAGGCCCCGGTGGTGAACAACGCGCTCGGCGACTTCCTTGGCAGCGCCGCCGTGCAGTCCGACGCGCAGCGCAAGCTCGCCGAGCGCCGCAAGCTGCTTCAGGAATACGCCGAGGCCGTCAAGGGCGTGGCGCAGGGCACGCCCGACTTCAATGCCGCGCTGGCCGCGCTCAACCAGGGCCTTGCCAACATCGAGGAGAAAGGCAAGAAGGCGGCCAAGGCCGCCAAGGATCTGAAAGCCGAATGGGAGCACTACACCTCGCGCGATCTGCACAACGAGATCGACATGGTGAAAGAACGCAACAAGGCGTATGCCGACGCCGAGAAGGCCGCCGCGCAGCAGCGCGACGCGTACAACCAGACCTATACCGGCATCGTCGGCGAGCGCGACGCCCTGCGCGAAGCCAACGAGGCACTGCGCGAACGCAATGAAGAGATCGGCCTCGAAGGCCGCGCGCTCGCCGAACTGCAGGCGACCCGCATCGAGGCGCTGGCGGTGCAGAAGGAGCAGCAGGCCGCCGACCTCGAATCGGTCGGCATCGGCGGCGAGCTGGTGCAGCTCTACCGCGAGCAGGCCGCCGCCCTGCGCGAAAAGGCGCAACTCACGCGCGAGGGCGGGGCGCGCAGCGCCGAGTTCGAATCCGCGCGCAAGGCGGCCGATGAATACGGCCGCATCCTCGATTCCATCGGCAACGCCCTCACCGATTCGATCATGCGCGGCTTCGAGGGCGGCAAGTCGTTCGCGCGCAACTTCCTCGATTCGGTGCGCAACCTGTTCAAGACCACCGTGCTGCGCCTGGCGGTGCAGGTCGTGGTGACCGGCGTCACCGGCGCGGCGGTCAATGCGCTCACCGGCGGCAACGCCAACGCGGCGGGGCTGATCAACGGCAACAGCGGCGGCGGCAGCTACGGCAACCTCGGCACGTCGCTGGCCACCAACGGCATCAGCAGCGCGTTCGGCGGTACTGCCGGGCTGGTCTCGGCTGGCGCCTCGCTGTTTGCCGGCACGTCGATCGGTTCGTTCGGCGCCGGGCTGGCGGGCGGGCTGTCGTCGTTCGGCTCGCTCTCGGCCACCACCGCCAGCATCGGCGCGGCCGGCACCGGCACGGCGGCCGGCTTCGGCTACGCGCTGGGCGCCATCGCGCCCTACCTCGCCATCATCGCGGTGGCAATCTCCGCGCTCGCCAAGGGCGGCACGCCGCATGCCGGCGCCGTGGTGTTCGGCGGCGAGGGCTACACCGCCAGCCCCTCCACGCAGGCCGGCATCGATGCCTTCTATGCCGACCCGAGGCAAAACCAGCAATTCCGCGAAAGCGACTTCACCAAGCGCTACAACGCCGACGTGGCCAAGGCGCTCGATCCGCTGGCCGCCAACCTCGCCACGCAGTTCAACTCGATCACGCGCAAGTACGGGCTGGGCGGCGGCTACACCGTCGGCGTGGGCTTCAGCGCCGACGGCGACGACAAGAGCCGCGGGCGCTTCAGCATCCTCGATGCCGGCGGGCGCGAAGTCACCGACTTCCTGCGCCGCTTCAGCCGCGACGCCAGCAAGGGCATGGAGCAGTTCGGCCTCGCCGCGCAGCAGGGGCTGCTCGCCGGCCTGCGCGAGCTGGATCTCGGCGCCGAAGTCAATGCCGTGCTCGACAAGAGCCTGAGCGGGGCGACCGACTACCTCACCAAGCTCACGCAGGAGCAGACCACCGCGCTGCTCGGCCTGCTCGATACCGGCCTGCTCGACGACCTGGTGAAGCACGTCGACCTCGCCGCGCTGAGCTTCGACGACCTCAACGCGCGCATTGCGCAGCTCGCCAGGATCAGCAGCCTCAAGCCGCTGTTCGACAACCTCGGCATCAGCATCGTCGAGGTCGGTGTGGACATCGTCGCCGCCATGGGCAGCATCGAAAACGCATCGAACGCCATGCAGGCGTATTACGCTGCGTTCTACACCGACAGCGAGCGCCTGGGCATCGCGCAGAGCCAGCTCGCCGAGCAGTTCAAGGCGCTCAACGTCGCGGTGCCGGCCTCGAAGGCCGCGTTCCGCGCGCTGGTCGACGGGCTCGACCTCAGCACCGCTTCCGGCCGGCAGTTGTGGGCCAGCCTGCTGCAGATCGCGCCGGCCTTCGCCGAAATCAGCGACGCCGCGCAGCAGGCCGCCCAGGAGCAGATCGACGCCCAGAACGCCGCCGCCGAAGCCGCGCGCCAGGCCGCGCAGCAAACGCGCGACGCCTTCCGCGACGTCACCAAGTCGCTCAAGGACTTCCTCGCCGGCCTCAAGAGCGGGCCGTACTCCGACCTCAGCCCCGAGGCGCAGTACGCCGCCGCCAAGGCCGCGTTCGATGCCACCGGCAAGCGCGCCGCGCTCGGCGACCTCGCCGCCATGCAAAGCCTGCAGAGCGTGGCGCAGCAATTCCTCGAAGCCAGCCGCGGCTGGTTCGCCAGCAGCGCCGGCTACAGTGCCGACCTCGCCGCCGTCGAAGCGCTGCTCCAGCGCGTGATCGGCGTCGGCACGCGCAGCGGCGTGCGCGGCTACGCCAGCGGCGGCACCGCGAGCGGCCTGTTCATGGCGGGCGAAGCCGGGCCGGAGCTGATCTACAGCGCCGCCCCGGTGCGCGTGCTCAATGCCGGCGACACGCGCAGCGCGCTCGACCCGGCGCCGATCGTGGCCGCCATCGACCGCGGCACCCGCGCCAACACCGACGCGCTGGCGCGCCTCGAAACCCGGCTCGCGCGCCTCGAGCGCACCAGCGCCGAACAGGCGGCCGAACTGCGGCTGCGCAACGCGGCATGAGCACGATGTCTTCCGATCCACTGGTCGCCCCCTTCCCATGGTTCGGCGGCAAGTCGCGCGCCGCTGATGTGGTATGGCAGGCGCTCGGTGCCGTCGACAACTATGTCGAGCCGTTCGCCGGCTCGGCAGCTATGTTGCTGGCGTGCCCGCACGACCCGAAGGTCGAGACGATCAACGACGCGGACGGCTTTGTCGCCAACTTCTGGCGCGCGATCAAGATCGATCCCGAGGCCGCAGCCGATGCTGCCGACTGGCCGTGCAATGAGGCGGATCTGTTCGCCCGTCATTCCCTGCTCGTGCGCAGCCGCGACGGCCTGCTGGACCGCCTGCATGCCGACCCGGACTGGTGCGATCCGCGCATCGCGGGGTGGTGGGCGTGGGGGCAATGCAACTGGATCGGATCTGGATGGTGCTCGGGTGATGGGCCGTGGGTTCATGACGGCGAAGCGCTGGTGGATTCCCGGAAGCTCCCGCACCTCGGCGACGCAGGGATGGGCATCAACCGGAAGCTCCCGCACCTCTCGGCAGGGCAGGGCATCAACCGGAAGCTCCCGCACCTCTCGGCAGGGCAGGGCATCAACCGGCAGCTCCCGCACCTCGGCGACGCAGGGCAGGGCATCAACCGGCAGCTCCCGCACCTCGGCGACGCAGGGAAGGGCATCAACCGGCAGCTCCCGCACCTCGGCGACGCAGGGAAGGGCGATCGGCGGGCCTTCATCTTCGACTGGTTCGCCCGGCTGCATGGCCGGCTGCGCGAGGTGCGCGTGGCGTGCGGCGATTGGTCGCGCGTGGTGACGGATTCGGTCACGGTACGGCACGGCATGACGGGGGTATTTCTGGACCCGCCCTACACGAAAGGCGAGATGGACTACAGCGCGGGCGGCGTGGGCGGCGACCTGGCGCGCGACGTGCAGGCATGGGCAGCGGCGAATGCCGCCAACCCGCTGCTGCGCATCGTGGTGTGCGGGCATGCCGGCGAGCACGATGCGCTGCTCGCGCACGGCTACACGGCGCGCAAATGGACGGCGCGCAAGGGCTACGCGCTGAGCGAAGAGGCGGTCGCCAACGCGGCGAGCGAGACGGTGTGGTGCTCTCCGGCATGCGTTCCGGAGGTGGGCGTGCAGGCGGGGTTGTTCGCATGAGCACGATCTACCTCGCGCACATCAAGGCGTGGGACCCGGTGGCCGGCGCCGAGGTCACGCTGCGCTTTGCCGATGCGCCGTTCGTCACGGGCACCGATGCGGCGTACCGGCCGCCGGGCGTGGCGGCGCATGTGGCGTATGACCCGCGCATCCGCCAGCCGGCCGCGATGCGGCGCGACTGCTTCTCGCGCGGCGCCACCGGCGGTGCCAGCGAGGTGGGCTACGGCGAGCTGGTCCTGGTCAATGCCGACGGCGCGCTCGACGGCCTGCTCGACTACGGCTTCGACGGCCGCGAGATCGAGATCCTGGCCGGGCACATGGCGCCCTGGCAGGCGCCCACCTGGAGCACCGTGATCCGCGGCACCATGGAACAGCCGCGCCTCGACTGGGACGCCGTCAGCATCCGCCTGCGCGACCGCCAGGCCGCGCTCGACGTGCCGGTCGCCGTGCTGCGCTACGACGGATCGAACGAGCTGCCGGACGGCCTCGAAGGCGTGCCCACCGACATCAAGGGCCGTGTCAAGCCGCGCGTGTTCGGCCGCGTTCTCAACGTCGCGCCGGTGCAGGTGAACACCAGCCGGTTGATCTTCCAGGTCAATGCCGGCGCCGTGGCCAGCATCGATGCGGTGTATGACCGCGGCGCCGCGCTTACCAAGGGCAGCGACTATGCCGACCAGGCCGCCATGGAAGCCAGCGCGCCCGCCGCGGGCAACTTCCGCGCCTGGCCGTCGGGCGGCTGCTTCCGCCTCGGCAGCCTGCCCGCCGGCGAGATCACCGCCGACGTGACTGAAGGCGCGGCGATCGCCAACCGCACCGCCGCCCAGATCGCGCAGGCCATTGGCACCGGGCCGGGCGGCATCGACCCGGGCGACGTCTCGGCCGCGGACATCGCCGCGCTCGACGCGGCCGTGCCCGCCGAGCTGGGCTTGTGGGTGGCCGACGAGCAGACCTGCCGCGCCGCGCTCGACGCCGTGGCGCAAAGCGTCGGCGCCTGGTGGGGCTTCGACCGCGAGGGCAGCTTCCGCATCCAGCGCCTCGACGCGCCCGTCGGCACGCCGGTCGCCGATCTGGACCGGTTCAACGTGCTCGGCATAAACCGCGTGCCGACGGCCGACACCGGTGCCGGCGTGCCCGCCTGGCGCGCCACGCTGCGCTACCGGCCGAATCACACGGTGCAGACCTCCGACCTCGCGGGCAGCGTGGCCGCCGACCGCCGCGCCGAGCTGGCCGAGGACTCGCGCAAGGTCGTCGCCGAGGATGCCGGCGTCAAGGCCGCGCACCTGCTCGCACCGGAACTCGAGTGGCAAAGCCTGATGACCGACGCCGCCGACGCCGCCGCCGAAGCCGGGCGCCGGCTCGACCTGTACAAGCTGCGGCGTGACCGCTACGAAGTGCAGGCCGCCCTGACGCCGGCGCTCGCCGACGCACTCGACCTCGGCGTCGTCGTGCGCCTCACCCTGCCGCGCTTCGACCTCGCGGCCGGCAAGCTTTTTCGCGTGATCGGGCTGCAGCCCGACCTGCGCCTCGATCGACTCGACCTGACCCTCTGGGGATGAGATGAGCGTTTTCAAGCAGCTTTACATCAAGGTCGGGTCGCTCTACCGGCCGGCGACGCGCGAGGATTTCGCGGTCGATCCGTCGGTGCTGGTGGCGCAGGAGGCGCAGTCGGTTGTGTCGACCGATCTGCACGTCCAGCCGACGAACGCGGCGCTCAAAGAGATCGTGCTGCCCAATGTCTATCCGCAGCAGGCGGCGGCCGTGGTGCACCCATCGCTGCTGCACCTGCGCGAACGCTGGAACGGCTACCGCTACTGGATGGCGTGGACGCCTTATCCCGGCTACGACAGCCAGTACGAAAACCCCTGCGTCGCAGCCTCGAACGATCTCGAAACATGGGTGGAGCCGGCGCGCAACCCGCTGGTGGAAAAGCCCGCCGGCGGCTACAACGCAGATACGCATCTGTTCATGTCGCCAGATGGCGCCCGCATGTATTTGGCATTTCGGGAACGCATCATCGGCGGCAACAACAGCGTGAAGGTGATGCATACGGACGATGGCGGGCTCTCGTGGAGCGCGCCGGTCGCCATCCTGTCCGGAGCGCAGGGCTCGATCGATTTCGCCTCGCCGTCGATCTGGTGGAACGGTTCGACCTGGACGATGATCAGCCACCAGCTCGATGCCGCGGCACCGTGGCCCGTGCGGCGCAACGTCTCGGCCACATCGGATATTTATGGCTCATGGGGCGCCGCGACGACCGTAACGCTGGCGCCGCCGACGGGCCGCGCCTGGTGGCACAGTCACCATGTGAGGATGCCGTCCGGCCAGGTCGTGGCGCTGTTCCAGGACAACAACCAGACCGCGGGCAGCAGCGGCACGTTGTACCTGGCCGAGTCTGCCGACGACGGCGCGACCTACGCATCGACCGGCCGCGTGTGGACGGCCGGCGGAAAGTACCGATCCACTTTCGCCGTGCGTAGCGATGGCGCGCTGGACATCGTCGCCAGCGAATTCGCGACGATCAAGCTCTTTTACATCAACGCGACCACGGGCGCCAAGGCGCGCGTGGCCGCCGCGCTGGCGCGGCACACCGCCGCGCTCACGCTGCCGGCCAACCTGCCGCCCGGCTCGCTGTGGGCGGATACCTGCACCCGCGCGGACTCGACCACATCGCCCGGCACTGCGGACAGCGGCGGCATCTACACCGTGTCGAGCGGCACCTGGGGCATCAACGGCAATCGGCTCTATCCGGTAGCCAGCGGCCGGCTGCTCGCCGAGTCTTCGACCACCGAGCACGTCGCCCAGGTCAAATTCGTCGACATCACCACCAGTATCCAGCAATGGCTGATCGGCCGCGCGGTCGATGGCAGCAACTACTGGCGCGTCGGGGTCACGGCGCCGACGGCCTCCGGCCTGCAGACGCTGGCGCTGCAGAACGTGGTGGCAGGCGCGATCGGCGCCATCAACAAGGCCGTCGGGCAATTCCAGCGCGGCGACTCGATCGCCATCGAGGGCACCGGCGCGCTGATCCGCATCTACGTGAACGGACTGGTGATCTGGGAGGAGCCCTGCATCACCTCGGCGGCCGGCACCAAGTGCGGCCTGCAGGCCAACGCCGGCGCGAACACCTACTTCAAGAACTTCACGATCTTGACGGCAGCATAAACATGCCCGACGAACTTTTCTACCTCGACACCCTCACCGGCGGGCGCAACATCGTCTTCGGCTGGCCGAACCGCATCGACGAGGCGACGCTGTCGTCGTCCGGCACCTGGCAGGCGACGCTGCCGCTGGCGAACCTGCGAAACCGCGTGCTGGCCACGGTGGCGCGCTCGAACATGAGCCTGCTGAGCGACCCGGACATCGTGATCGACCTCGGGCAGGCGCGGCGCATCGGCGTGGTGGCGCTGGTGGCGCACAACCTGTCGGTAGTGGCCACGCTGCGCGTGGAGGGCGCCACCGATGCCGGCTTCACGGCCGGCGTATATGACTCCGGCTTCTTCAACGTGTGGCCCTCGGGCGTGGTCGACGCCGATCTTCTGGAGTGGGAAGACGACAACTTCTGGCTCGGCACGGTGAGCGAAGAGGCGCGCGCCGGCTACCAGGCGCCGTGCATCCACCTGCTGCCGGCGGCGGAGATCGCGCGCTACTGGCGTATCACGCTGCACGATCCGGGCAATGCCGACGGCTACCTGCAGGCCGGGCGCGTGTTCCTGAGCGACGTGTGGCAGCCGGCCGCGAACTACAGTTACGGCGCGCAACTGGGCTACGAAGATCGATCGGGCGTGGCCGAATCGCTCGGCGGTACCGAGTTCTTCGACAGCCGCGCGAAATTCCGCGTGCATCGGCTCACGCTCGACTGGCTCTCCGAGTCGGAGGGCTACAACCGCCTGATCGAGATGCAGCGCCAGATCGGCCAGACCGGCGAGCTGCTGGTGATTCCCGACCCGTCCGATGCCGCCAACATGCCGCGCCGCGCGATGCTCGGGCGCATCGCCAAGCTCACGCCGCTCGAACATGCGATGACCGACCGCACCCGCTCGACGCTCGAGATCAAGGAGATTCTGTGACCACCGTCACCATCAACGGCCACGTCTATACCGACGACGCGGACCCGACGACCGGCTTCGCCAACGGCGGGCACCGCGCGCGCTTCGTGCAGGCGCTCTCCGACGTGGTGGCCGTGGCCGCGCAGGTGGCGAGCAACGCGCTCGTGGCCAGCAACGCGGCGGCCTCGGCGGTGACCGGCGCCTCGACCTCGGCCAGCAGCACGACCAGCCTGGTGATCGGCACCGGGTCGAAGTCGCTCACCATCGAGACCGGCAAGGCCATCGTCATCGGCATGACGGTGAAGATCGCCGTCACTGCCGACGGCACGCAGTGGATGGCCGGCGACGTGACCGCCTACACCAGCGGCACTGGCGCGCTGGTGGTGAATGTGACGACCACGCAGGGCAGCGGCACCTTTGCCGCCTGGACGGTGAGCCTCTCCGGCCCGCCCGGGGCGGGCATCCCGAGCATGACGGGCAATTCGGGACGCTTCCTCACCAACAACGGCACCAGCGCGAACTGGAGCGCGACGATCGTCGAGGCGAGCGGGCGCATCGGCATCGGCCGCACGCCGACCACCTACAAGCTCGAGGTGCAGGACGACCAGAACGGCATCTGCGGGCTGAACCAGATCAACAACGACACCGGCGCGCTGGCCGAATCGCGCCAGGCCGCCACGACCAATGCGGGCGCCACCTACCTGCGCCAGGTGAGCACGGCCGGCGGCGGCTGGGGCGGGTGCTTCAGCAGCGCCAGCGCGGGCAGCTACTTCGGCAGCGTGAATGCCGCAAAGGCGCGGCTGATGACGAACAACACCGTGCGCGTGGAGGTGCATGAGACCGACGGCTCGGTGAACTTCACCGGCGGTGCGGGGGCGCTGCGGCTGGCGGGGCACATCACGCGCTTCGAATCCTCGACCATCACGCTGCAGACGGGCGCGGCGGTGTATGCCGCCGTTCTTCACGGCGGCACGCGCATGCCGGATTTTGTGCAGATCGTCGGCCGCATCAAAGTCGCGAACAACGGCTGGGCAGTCGGGCACGAGGTGGATCTGACCAACATCGACGCCGGTCGCAGCACCACGCAGCTATTCCTGACACAGAACGTCACGCCGACCTACAAGTCGGCCACGACCGGCGCGCTGATCAGCGCCAACGCGACCAATCTTTACGTCGTCGTCAGGGCGGAGTGGAAATGACAACGCTCAACGCACGCGATTTTCCGTCGATCGACGCCGCGCTGGATGCCGCCGAGGCGATCGGCGCCGATGTGGGATTCGACGAGGGCATCCACGTCACGGCCGGGCTGCGCCTGCGCGATGGCGTGCGGCTCAAGGCCGATGGCAATGCCTGCCTGCAGTGGGCGGGCGGGCCGGGCACGATGATCGGCAGTGGTGCAGATGGGGTGCTGCGCGATGCCGGCATCATCGGGCTCGACCTCGATGCGCGCGATGCCGATACCGTGATCGCGTGGCGCAGCGCGGTGCAGTGCGTGCTGCGCGATGTGAATGTCGAAACCGACAACCCGGCCGCGCGCGTGCTCGACATGGATTGCAACGCCACCGGCGCGCAGAACCGGTGGGGCAACTACAACACCGCCTACAACCGCGTCGACAACCTGATCCAGGCCGGGCGCTGCGGCTCGCTGGTGCGCATGGCGGGCTACGCGGGCCCCAACGGCAGGCCGGGCGCGGTGACGACGCTCAACAGCCTCAGCGGCATTCACGGTGCGGGAGTCTGCGGCGTCGGCATCGACTTCGCCTCGTGGTGCGATTCGAACCAGTTCGACGGCGTCAATGAGCTGTACCTGATCGCCGACGGGGCGGTCGGCGTGGAGTACAACAGCGCCGCGCCGGAACAGAACGTCGGTGTGTATGCCAACCACTTCAGCCACCTTGCGGTGGATTCGTTCGGCACGATGCAGGGCCGCGTGGGGCTGCGGCTCAACCGCTGCCACAGCATCCGCATCGGGCACTACGCCAACGGCCCGGCGGCAGAGGGCGGGCAATACGTGATCAGCCCGCTGGCGCACGGCTTCGAGATCAACCTGCTGCGCGAGGCGGGCGGCTACGACCAGATCACGCGCGAGTGGCTGGATGGCTACCTGTTCGCCTTCTCCGATGCGGCGGGGGCCAACCAGCTCGTGGTCGACCAGTACGGCAACACGATCCAGCGCGGCATTGCGCAGGTGGGCTTTTGCGCGGGCGGCGGGGCGGCCGGCGTGGAAATCGGCAACGGCCGCACCGCGCCGGGCTACGCCTACGTCGATCTGGTGAGCGACCCGGCCTGGCCCGACTACGGGCTGCGCATGATCGGCGGCCCGGGCGCCAACGGCCACGCCTGGCTTTACCACCGCGGCGGCGGCGATCTCATCCTGCAGGCGCAGGACGGCGCCGGCCGCGTGGTGCTGGCCGGCAGCGACGGCACGCCGCGCATCGCGGTGAGCAAGGACGGCGTGCGCTTCAACAACAAGCCGGTGCCGCGCGTGATCGGCGGCGTGGTGCAGGACGCCGGGCTACGCACAGCACTGGCGCAACTCGGGATCATTACCAACGTATGAGAACAACATGACCGAACCACAAATCAATGCCGCCGCTGGCGGCGTGTCGGGCCTCGCGGCCCTGATGCTCGAGGTGGTATCGCTGGACTATGCCGCCATCCTGTGGGGCCTCGCCGGCGGGCTGTTCGCGCTGGCGCGCAGCGAGCCGGGGCCGGATGCAGGCAGCGGCGCGGCGGCGCGCACCAGCCGGCAGGCGGCGGTGTTCCTGTTCCTGTCCGCGCTCTCGGCGGTGGCGCTCTCCGAGGTGGTGACGCAGGTGGCCGGCGGCATGCTGGGCGATGCGGTCACGGCCACGGCGCTGCACCGCGCGGCGGCCTTCACCATCGGCTTCGGCGCGCAGTCGGCCGCGCCGCGCCTGCTCGACGCCGGCATCAACGCCGTCGGCGGGTTCTTCAGCCGCGTGTTCGGCGGAGGGGGCAAGCCATGAGCGCCATCGACCTCGCAATCAACCTGCTCAACTTCGGCGCCGCGCTCGCAGTGCTGTACCTCGTCACCTGCGCCTGCAACGCGATGAGCAAGCGCACGCGGCACTGCATCGTGGCCGCCTACATCGCGGTGGGCATTGCCGCCATCGGCAGCGGCCTCGGGCCGTGGCTCGCGCACCGCGACGCCACCGAGATCGAGCTGCTCGGCAACCTCGGGCTCGCGCTGATGCTGTGGGCCACGCGCCGCAAGACGGTGCTGACGCAGGCGCGGCGCGGGGTGGGGCAGTGACCCCCGCGCAGCTCGTGGCCGCCACCGGCTGTTTGACGGCCGATGCGATCGGCATGGCCAAGCCGATCGCCGATGTGCTTGGGCAATACGGCATCACCGGCCGGCTGCGCGTGGCGGCCTTCCTGGCGCAGACGGCGCACGAGTCGATGCGCTTCCACCGGCTGAGCGAGAACCTGAACTACACCGACCCGGAGCGGCTGCTGAAGCTGTGGCCGTCGACGTTCAAGCGCTTCGAGCACGCGATGCAGTACGTGCGCCAGCCGGCGCGGCTGGCCAACCTGGTCTATGCGGGGCGCATGGGCAACGGCAGCGAGGAAAGCGGCGACGGCTGGGCGTTTCGCGGCCGGGGCCTGATCCAGATCACCGGGCGCGATCTGTACGAGCGCTTCGGCGCCGACATCGGCGAGCCGATCGTCGTGCATCCCGACCTCGTCGCCACGCCGGCTTATGCCGCCCTGTCGGCGGCCTGGTACTGGAAGCGCATCGGCGCCAACGTGCTGGCCGATGAGGGCCAATTCGACCGCATCACCCGGCGCATCAACCCGGCCATGGCAGGCGCCGAAGACCGGCGCCTGCTCTACCAACGCGCGTTCCGCGCACTTGAAGGAGTTTGATCATGAGACTTGTACTGATGATGTTCTTTGGCCTGGCCGCCGCGCTCGGCGCGCAGGCTGCGCCGTTCCTCATCGCTGATCCGTTTGGCCCTGACTCCGCCACCGTGATGCAGCCGGACGCGGCCTCGATCAGTATCAACGGCGGGCCGCCCATCGCCTGCACGCTGGCGGCCGTCGCCGCGCCGGCCGGCGGCAAGCGCCCGGTGTGCGATCTTGCCAGCATCACGGCCTCGGGCACGTATCCCATTGTCCTGACGGTGAGCCGCGCACCGTCGTGCGCCAATACCGGGCCGAACGCCGGCCAATGCACTGCGGGGGGTAGTGCGTCTTCGGCCCCTTTCGGCTATACGGCGCGCTCGGGGTCTGTCGCCGCACCTACCAATCCGGTCCTGTCCGCGCAGTGACCTGCACGGACACCTGGGTAGTCCAGCCGCGATGAGGGGGTCTGCATGATCAACCTGCTGACGATGGCCCTGCCGTGGTGGGCCAAATGGGCGGCGCTGGCCGCGCTGGTCGCGGCCACCAACGGCTGGACGTGGCACAAGACGCACGAGGCGGGCGCCGCGCGCCTCGATGCCTACCGCGCCGAGGTGGCGCAGGCCGGCGCCCTGCAGCAGGCGCGCGTGGCCACGCAGGTGGCGCAACAGCAACGCATCACAGAGGGGGTGGTCGATGGATGGGACAAAGCGGTCAAGGATCTGCGCGCGCGCTACGCGGCGCAGCACGATGAGCCTCGTCATGGCCTCGGCACTGGCGAGCCTGGGGGCCGGCTGCGCCAGCCCGCCGACGCCGGTGGCAGCGGATTGCGCCCCCTTCCCGCGCCCGCCGTCGCAATTGATGGCGCCCCCGCCGACAATCGACTTGCTGACTGCGCCGAGACCACGCTGATGCTGGTGCGGCTGCAGGACTGGATAAAACAACAGCAGTCGGTGATGCCGTGACCGCGCTACTCCGCCATCACATCACCACCCTGCGCCTGCGGCCGGACGCGCCGTGGCCGTCGGTCGCGCGCCGCGATCATCCGCGCGATTTGCTCACGACTGCGGGTTTTATGCCTCACCATATTCGTAATCGGAAAGCTCGTCGGTAACGAATTGGTCAAAGGCAGCATCAGCGCGGACGCGGTATCCATCGCGTCCTTGGCTGATGATCTCGTGCCATTCAGACGGCACAACCCCGTTTTCAACCATGACACGGTAGCGCCACGCATCCTTGAATACCGGGCCGTCCTCGATGGTCAAAAGCGTCGCCGCAATGCAATCTCTGGCGTAGGTGCGAACGCACGCGCTGATGGTGTCGCGTTCGTCTTGTGTCGTGGCTCCGCAAGCCTTGAAAACGTACTCTGGAACATCATCCAGCACGATGCGCACATAAAGCATGGTCTTTCCCCTCTGTCGCCGCAGTATAGCCCCAACCAAGGTCACGAAACATCTTCATACCGCGTTCGGTGACACGCCAGCCGCGCCGCTTGGCGCGCGGTTCGTATTCCTCGACGCACCACTCCGGCACCGGCGCCCAGTGGCCGAACGGGATCGTGCTGAACTCGCTCTTTCCGATCAGGTCATCCCGCCAGAACTCGACCAGCATCTCGCTACCCTTGCGGCTGATGATCTTGCCGACGCGCCCCGCATCTGGATGCTTGCTATTGGGATGCAGCACAACAAAGCAGCCCGGTTGAAACATCGCGTCCTGCTCTTTGGTGAGATCGAGATCAGTCGTCATAGCGCTCTCCGCATTCACAAGGACGCCACTCGCAACGCGGGCAGAACCCCATCGCCATGACGGCCTGCTTCAGTTCAAAGTGGCATTCCGGGCTTTCCGGGTGATTCAATACGCTGAATGCTGCGAGCGCCATCCGCTCCACCAACTTGTTTTCGTGTTGCCAACGCTCGTTGCTGTTCTTTTCCATCAGGCGTAGGCGGTCGATTTCGGCGCCGGCCTCGGTCATGAGGTCGGCGTCTTCCGGCCACGAAGCCCGTGACGCGGCTGCCTGTAGCTGATCCACCAAATCCGGCGCCTCATCCTGTCCGGGAATATCCCGCGCCGAAACGCCGGGCGGCATGTTGAAGTCTGTCATTTCGCCTCCGTGCTATCCTGCATCGACTGAAATTCCGGGCCGGATTCCGCG